TCAATCAACAACTTGGTATCAGCACTCAAATATATTATGCGCTAACCTGGTATACTTATATAAACAAAGGAATAGTTATGACAAAAAACTTACTAAAGCAAATAATGATTAAAGAGGTTGAGACACCAGCACAGATTGATGCACAAGAGCTTGTAAAGGCAATTGAGGCTGGATATCTTGTAGGGCGTGAGCCTAAGCATACACAAAAGAAAACTTTTGGTCCTTCTACTATCGCCTATGGTCATGGAGAATGTCCTAGATATTGGTACCTTGCATTTGAGGGAGCGGTATTTGAGGATAACTCTGATCCATATGCAGTAGCTAATATGACTAATGGAACTCTTGCTCATGGACGAATTGAAACAGCGTTTAAGAACTCTGGTATTTCAATTGATTCAGAGTTTAAGATTTTCAACGATGATCCTCCAATTTTTGGTTATGTAGATAACTTTATTAATTGGAAAGGTGAAGAAGTAGTTGTTGAAGTTAAAACAACCAACAATGAAGTTTTTGAATACCGTAAGCGTACAGGTAAGCCTAAGATGGGTCACGTTGTACAGATACTTATTTATATGAAGATTCTTAAGAAAGCAAAGGGTGTTCTTATTTATGAGAATAAAAATAACCATGAGCTTCTTGTAATCCCAGTAGAAGTAAATGATCATTACCGTAAATGGATTGATGAAGCTTTTGAATGGATGAGAGTTGTTCGTAAGTCTTGGGAAGTTAAAGAGCTTCCAACCAAGAACTACAGATCAAATTCTAAGGTTTGTAAAAACTGTCCAATTAAAAAAGCATGTGACGAAGCAGGAGCAGGTGTTGTGAAGATAGCATCTCTGGAGGAACTGAGTGAAACTTTGTAGCAGATGTGACACTAGGTTTAAACCAAAGGTCAGTTATCAAATTTACTGCAGCCTTGAGTGTCGTGACCTTGCTACAAAAGATAAAATTCAGGAAAGATACCAGATAACTCGTAGACAAAAAAGAAAGGGGAAGGACCGTAGATGCTTAGGTGGATGCGGAACTTCTCTTTCTATATACAATGATTCTGGATTCTGTGCAAATTGTAATGTTAGTGAAAAAGCAGTTAACAAAATGTTAAAAGAGATAAAAGGATTTATTGAGTATGACCAAGAATAAGTGGGGTATTGAGGTGCAACCAGAACGTATTTGTGCTATTGATGCTAGTACGAATAGTCTTGCTTATGCTGTATACGAGAACAAAGAACTAAAAGAATACGGAAAAATAAACTTTGAAGGAAGTGACATCTACGTAAAAGTAGGTGATGCAGCAAGAAAGACTAAAGCTTATTTTGATACTGTTATGAAAGCTGATGCTATTGTTATTGAACATACTGTTTTTATGAATAGTCCAAAGACTGCTGCTGACCTTGCACTAGTTCAAGGAGCATTATTAGGTGCTGCTGCTATGTGTGGAATTCGCACGGTAGGTAAGGTCTCACCAATAACATGGCAAAATTACATAGGTAACAAGAAGATATCTAAGGAAGAGAGGGCAATAATAGTTGCTCGTAATCCTGGAAAATCTGAGTCATGGTATAAAACATTTGAGCGTAACCTACGTAAACAGCGCACTATTGACTTCATTGAGTTTGAACATAATAGAAAAATTGAAGATAACGATGTGGCAGATGCTTGTGGCATTGGTCATTGGGCTATAAATAACTGGAATAAAGCTATGGGGGTTGACAAATAATATCATGGCTGGTAAACTATATACATCAGAAGTTTGGCTTCGTAAAAGGTTTCTAATGGACAGAAAATCTCCTGAAGAAATTGCTAAAGAGTGTGGGGCTAGCGTAGAGACAATCTATGTTTACCTTGCTAAATTCGGATTAAGAAAGAGTAGACGATGAATAAATTACAAAAGGTTGTTATTGGCTTAGGTGTTGCTGGTGCTGTTGGATTGACTTATGTAATAACAGCTCTAAAGGGTATGCCAGAAGCATTTGAGTGGGAAGAAGAAGATGAGGAAGATTATGAGCGATAATCTAAACATCACGGTTGATCAAGTCAATCATCCACGACACTATACAACAGATCCTTCTGGAGTAGAGTGCATAGAGATTACACGTCATCGTAACTTTAATATTGGCAATGCTTTTAAGTATCTTTGGAGAGCAGGCCTTAAAGATGAATCAAAGACTATTCAGGATTTAGAAAAGGCTATCTTTTATATCAAAGATGAAATTAATAGACTAGAAGGTAAGTATGTCAACTGAAGAAGAGCTAGTTAAGCATCTTGACATAATGAACAACGTTGTAGGTGAATACCTAAAAGGCAGTGATCCAACAACAATTTCTAAAGAGTTAGCAATTCCAAGAACTCGTGTTGTTGCATACATTGATGAATGGAAAGAAAAAACATCAAACAATACAGCAATCCGTGCTCGTGCTAAAGATGCACTTGCAGGTGCAGATGCACACTATAGTAAACTTATCTTAAAGTCTTATGAAGTTATTGATGAGGCATCAATGACAAATAATCTTAGTGCAAAGACTGGCGCTATTAAACTTGTAATGGATATTGAGTCTAAGCGTATTGATATGCTACAGAAGGCTGGGCTGCTTGAGAATAAAGAGCTTGCTGAAGAGATGGTTGAGATTGAACGAAGACAAGAAGTTCTTATTGGAATTCTTAGAGATGTAGCATCTGAACATCCAGAGGTAAGAGATATTATCATGCAACGCCTATCTGCTATTGCCAAAGAAGGAGAAGTGATTACAGTTGTCCACGATGTTCAATGATTTCTTTGAAGTACTAAAAGAAAATCATTTTGTTGAGAAGCCTGTTGACGCAAAGACATTTGTTGAGTCTCCAGAGTATCTTGGGCAACCCCCATTATCTGAAATTCAGTACGATATTGTTGAGGCAATGAGTCAAATCTATCGTAAAGAAGATGTTATAGATATTCGTGGTGAAGATGGTGAAGCATACTATAAAAAATATACTAAGAATGAGATTATTCTGCAACTTGGCAAGGGATCTGGAAAAGACTTCGTATCTACAGTAGCCTGTGCATATGTAGTATATAAAATGTTATGTTTAAAAGACCCAGCAATATATTATGGCAAGCCTGCTGGTGATGCTATTGATATTATTAACGTTGCTATCAATGCTCAACAGGCTAAGAACGTTTTCTTTAAAGGTTTTAAGTCAAAGATTGAAAGATCACCATGGTTTGCAGGAAAGTATAATCCAAAAGCAGACTCAATTGACTTTGATAAATCAGTAACAGTTTATTCTGGTCACTCAGAACGTGAATCACATGAGGGTTTGAACTTGTTTATGGCAGTTCTTGATGAGATTTCTGGTTTTGCGTCAGAGGTAGCAACAGGAAATGAGCAGGGAAAGACTGCTGATAATATATATAAAGCTTTTCGTGGTACTGTAGACTCACGTTTCCCTGATCTTGGAAAGGTTGTTTTACTTTCATTCCCAAGATATCAGGGTGACTTTATATCTCAAAGATATGATGCGGTAATAGCTGAAAAAGAAATTGTAGACAGAAGTCATAAGTTTATTATTAACGAAGATTTACCACATGACAACCCAGACAATAGTTTTGAAATATCTTGGGAAGAAGACCATATTCTTTCCTACAAGATTCCAAAGGTACTAGCATTAAAGCGTCCAACATGGGAAGTAAATCCTACTAGACAGATTGATGACTTTAAGATTGCATTCTTAACAGACTTAGGAGATGCAATGATGCGTTTCTTATGTACACCAACATATTCATCTGATGCTTTCTTTAAGCAAAAAGATAAACTTATTAACTGTATGACATTAACAAATCCTGTGGATAGTTTTAGAAGATTTGCAGAAAACTTTAAGCCAGACCCAGATAAACAATACTATGTTCATGCTGACCTTGCACAGAAGCACGATAAGTGTGCTGTTGCTATTGCTCACGTTGATAAGTGGGTAAATATTCAGGTAATTAAAGATTATGAACAGGTAGCACCAATAGTTGTGGTGGATGCAGTGGCATGGTGGGAACCAAAAGCAGAAGGGCCTGTAAACTTATCTGAGGTAAAGCAGTGGATTATCAATCTACGCAGACAGGGTTTTAACATTGGAATTGTTTCCTTTGACCGTTGGCAGTCATATGATATTCAGCAAGAGCTTAAGCAAGTAGGAATAAGAACTGATACTGTTTCTGTTGCCAAAAAACACTACGAAGATTTAGCAATGATGGTCTATGAAGAACGTATTGCTATGCCCATGATTCCCTTGCTTCTGGATGAAATGTCAGAGCTAAAGATCATGAAGGGTAATCGTGTAGATCACCCTAGAAAGAAGTCTAAGGACTTAGCAGATGCTGTATGTGGGGCAGTATTTGGAGCCATTTCTCATACCCCAAAGGAAATGAATATTGAAATAGATATACATACCTGGGGATCTGCGGACAAAGTTGCAAGACAGCAGAGAGCTATGGTAGAATTGGAAGACAGGCAAATGCCTGAAGATGTCAAGAGTTTTCTTGACAACCTAAAACTAATATAATAAGGAGAAAGAACGAATGAATTCATTCAAGAAGATCGCTCTTGCCATGGTTGCAGCCATGACATTGGGCACAATCGCTGCAGCACCTGCAAACGCTACAGTAATGACAGTGGCAGTATCGCTAAACGGAACAGCGAATACTACTAACGGTGTAATTGCTACGCCAGCTGCATTGCCAGTGCCAGAAGATAACTCAATTGATGCAGCAGATGCATTGCGATTTGTAGCAACAGTAGCAGCAGGAACATCAGTTTCTGCAGTAGCAACTAATGCAACAATCGTATCTGCACTACACACATCAGCAGCACCAGTAGGAGCATCGTCAGGATCATCATCTTTGACAATTGCAACAGGTACTGGAACAACTGCAACATTTTTTGTCTACACAAAGACAACAGCAATTGGTACTGTTGTAATCAACAACGGCGGAACAACTCTTACATACTATGTACAGGGAACTGCTGGAAAGATTAACAACCTAACAGTATCAGCACCTGCAACAGGCGCTGCTGGAACAAAGCAGGATATCGTTGTAACTGCAACAGATGCATTTGGTAACAGAGTATCTGGAAAGTCAATTACAGCAACAGTATTTGCTGCAACAGCAGTACTAGACACAGCAACAGTAACAACTGGTGCTACTCTAACAGATTTTGGAACAGCAACCTTCAAGGCAACTCTTCCAACAACAGGAACACGCTCACTAATTACATTTGCTCCAACAACATCAACAGATGCAGTTGCAGCAGCAGTAGTTGGTTTGACTGCTCCAACACTTGCACCATTCGCAGAGATTGCAGTTCGTGATCTAGTATCAGAGCTTGCTGCTGAGAAGGCTGCAAAGGATGCAGCGATTGCTGCTAAGGCTATTGCTGATGCTGCACTTGTAAAGGCTGCTGCAGATGCAGTTGCTGCTAAGGCTGCTTCAGACAAGGCCCTTGCTGATGCAAAGGTTGCTGCAGATGCAGCACTTGTTGCAGCAGTTAAGGTAGAGGTAGATAAGGCTGCTGCTGCTAAGGCAGCATCAGATGCTGCTCTTCTTGCTAAGGATGCACAGATTGCTAAGTTGACTGCAGACAATGCAGCAGCTATCAAGTCACTTAAGGATGCTTTCAACAAGTTGGCTCGCCAATGGAATGCAAAGAATCCACGAGCAAAGGTTACTCTAGTTAAGTAATTAACACTTAAAAGTTTGGGAGTCAGGAAACTGGCTCCCTTTCTTTTTACCTATATGTCTAATTGAATAATTTGATATAATAGGCAAGAGGAGAGTGCACCACTTGAAAAAGCTCTTGCGTATATCTACAACTATATTACTTGCCTTTGGATGGCTTTTAGTAGCCCCTACAGAGGCTAATTCTGACGATCCTATAACATTAGGAGCACAGAGAATAGAATCTCTAAACGAGAAGGTTTCAGACCTTACTGATAGTGCTGAGTTAGTTTCACTTATTGATATCGCACAGGACAAATATGAGGCTGCCGTAATTTCCAGGGATAATAAAGTATCAGCATTTGAAGCCTATGACCAAGCAGTAGAAATAGAAGAAACTGCTTTAACCACCCTTGATGAAAAAATATTCAATGTATCAACAGCACAGGATGCAGTAGATGGGCAAACAGCCACAGTGGGGATAGCCCTCAATGAAAAGAACTCTGCTCAAGAAGCACTCAATATAGCAAACATTAATCTTCAAACCGCACAGTCCAATATGCAATCTGCTGGAGGACAAGGTTTGTCATATACTGTTTATCACCTGGCAAGAGTATTCCCTAATATAGCAGTGCCAAGCGGTGTAATTTGTTCTGGTACTTGGAACTCAAACTATATGAGCCTTCCAGTTTGTGGTAATAGATATGAAAACTTTATAGTTAAATTTACTGGACAAATCACAGTTCCTTCATGGTTTACAACAGTAGCCTTTGCAGGATACACAGACGATGGTTTTAGAATGTTTATTGATGGAAACCTTGCAGTCAACAATTGGGTAGAGCAAGGAGTAAGATGGAGTGCTTGGTCTCCAACATATGATGTAAGCGAAGACAAGACTTTAGATGTAGAGATATGGTGGTATAACGGAGGTGGTCCAGGATCCTATCATCTTGGCTGGACAATTCCTGGTGGAATGACTGGTGCTGGATGTGACTATGCTGGAAATCCAAGAGTTTGGGGACAAGATTTTAGTTGTAATCTTGGAACATTTTCATCTGGTCCAGGTGCAACTCAGGAGCAGATAGACGATTATAACGAAGCACTTGCAACAAGGAATGCAGCGCAACAAGAATACAACAGCAGATCACTTGCACATACACAGGGTTCTGCAACATTAAATAATTTAGAAAATGATTTAGAATTAGCTCAGGATGAAAAAGATCAAGCAGAAACCGCATATGAAACTGCACAGTCAAACACAGCCTCATCATTAATATCAAAAAATAATGCTATTGAAGAATACAATGATGCAATTGAAAATATGAATAATGCCATTACTGCTGCTGAAGAAGAGTATGAGGCTCAATGGGATTTTGAAGAGAAGCAGAGAATTAATGCTGCAATTGCTACTGCCCTTGCAAATCAACCAAAGCCAACACCTACACCAGAGGTTACAGTTGAACCAACTCCAGAGCCTTCTCCAGAACCATCAACTGAGCCAACTGAAGAACCAAGCCAAGATCCTACCCCAAAACCTTCTCCAGGTCCTACAGATGACCCTACAGAAGAACCTAAGCCAGAGCCAACACCAGATCCAAAACCAAGTCCTGATCCAGAAACAACATCTACCCCTAAGCCAGAGCCTACAGTTGATCCAACTCCAGAGCCTTCTCCAGAACCATTGCCAGAACCAACAACTGAACCAACTCCTGAACCAGAACCAACAACCAATCCTGAAATAGAGGATGAAGAGCTGGCTGCACTTATTCCTGAAAAAGGTACAGGAACAGCAGAAGATTTATCTGGAGTTATTGCTAACCTTACAAGTAAGGATAATAAGTTAGTTACACTTTCACCTGAACAGGTAGCAGCAGTTAGCCAAACCCTAAAGTCTTTGACCCAAGAAGCCAAGGCAGAGATTGCTGGAGACCTTGGCATCAAAGCTTCAGAAGTTGCACAGATTGCTGAACAGATGAAAGATAACCCAGCACTAGCCTCAGCATTTGTTGAGTTCGCAGAAAGAGCAGGGGATGCAGGAGATTCTGCAATGCCATTTACCTTGGCGGATGCAGTAACAGAGGTACAAACAGAGGCATTTTTAGCTGATCCATTAGGAGCAATTACAAATATAGATTTTGAAAAGGTTCTAAACCCAGCGGAATGGGGAAAGGATATGACTGACGACCAAAGAGAAAAGGTTCAAGAGGTCATAATTCCAGTAATTATAGTATCAAACATTGTTAGTTCTGTTATGTCAATAAGGAGGTTATAATAGGATGGTTATGAATAAAGTTAAAGAGAAGGTAAAGGTGATTTTGGGCAAGATAAAGATGCCTAAGATTGCAATGCCTAAAATTAAAAAACCAGATATAAAAATGCCAAGCATTAATCTGCCAAAGATTACAATGCCAAAATTCACTATTCCAAAAATATCTATTCCAAGTATTAAGATACCAAAAATCAACATGGAAAAAATAAAAGCATACATTGTAAAGTATTTTCCAGTTATTAAAAAGATATTTGGAGTTTTGGTAAAGATTGCTAAGGGTCTTATTTCATGGTTTTGGAAGGCAGTTAAAGAAAGTATTGCCCAGGTTTGGACACTGCTTGGATTCTTTATTGCTTGGCTTACGCTTACAGGAACAGCCCAACAGGTAGTTGGAATGGCGACATTATTGGCTACTGCTATCTGGCTTATAACAATTCCATTGCGTGAAGATAAAGAAGAATAAGATAGTTATTGATATGAAAAAAATAGCAATCCTACTATCATCATCAGTACTAGCATTAATGCTAACTTCTTGCGGTATGCTAGAAAATAGGTACCGTTATGATTGCCATGACCCAGCTAACTGGTATAATAAAGAGTGTAATCCACCAATCTGCCAAGCAGATGGATTATGCACAAAAGACATATTAGGTTTTGATCCTCTGGAGGGTGGAGTAAATGAGTAAAAAAAGATATACATCAGATGAACTAGATGCACGACTAAAGTTTTTCCTTGGTATGACATTAGGAACTATTTTATTGTTTACAACAATGGGAATTTTATATGCCCTTGTTTTTGTAACACAGCCAATTGGAGAGCAGTCAGAAAATGACAAGATGTTCTTCAATGTATTGTCATCTGTAGCAACATTTATTACTGGCACACTTGCTGGTATTTTAATTGGTAAAAATGGCGGAGGTTCAGAAAACACACAAATCTCTCAGCCAAATGAGTCACAGCCTATTCAAACATCTGAGCCTGCAGTTAGCCAGTTAGCTGATGATGTTGATGATCTTGATGATTTTATTGAATAAATATTTTACTAATTGACAATATATTGGGTAGATGCTATACTTTAATATACGGCATCTAAAGGGGTAAGCATGACTTGTATTGCAGGAATCATGAAGGATGGCAAGGTTTATCTTGCTGGAGAGCGTGGTGCATCAGAAGGTAACTATATTGTTCCTATTGATAAACCAAAGATCTGGAAGTCTGGACCATATATTTTTGGATTTGCTGGAACCTTTGATGGACAATTAATTCAATATAACTTTAATCCTCCAACTCCAGAAGGCAATGCTGATAAATTTATGCATGGCAAATTCCTAAAGTCTCTTAAAGATTTCTATAGCGAGTGGGATATTGGTGGCAAAGATAGTGAACTTTCACTACTCATTGGATTAAAGGGTAAGTTATATGAACATGATGCAGATGGATTAACATTAGTTTCTTATGAGCGAGACTTTATTGCTATAGGTTCAGGTGCAGATTATGCAATGGGTTCACTGTATTCTACTCAGACTCACAAAGATCCTAAGCGTCGTTTGACACTAGCATTAAATTCAGCTATTACATATAGCACTTCTTGTATTGGCCCAGTTGACATTCTACAGGCATAGGGGTATACTTATATTATGGACGAAGATTTTGAAGAGATATTGAAAGATATTCAAAAAGATGAAGCAGAGTACAACGAATTTGAAATCTGGATGGAAAATGGTATCAAACGTAAGTGGATATCACCACCATTTTGTAACACACACGAAGGTGATGAGTACATGACAGATGAAGAAATGCAAGAATGGGAAGAGGGCGGAGACCCTTGCCAAGTAGTTTTTAAAATAATCAACCAATAATAAAAAATAAAAGGGGTAAACAATGAAGAAAATCGCAGTAGCATTAGTAGCAGTATTTGGATTAGCTTTAATCCAACCAGTAGCGGTAGCATCAAACCAATCAATTGTTATTATTGATACAGCAATTGATTCAACTCGTCCTGAGTTTAAAAATAAGTTAGTTTATGAGGCTTGCTTTGTAAGTAGCAGTGGAAGATGTCCAAATGGAACAATTAGTCAAGAAGGTGTTGGATCTGCAAGCTTGCCAACTGCACAAGCAATGTCTGCTGATTTTAGGCACGGTACACTTATGACACTCATTGCTAATCAAATCAATCCTAATGTAAATATTATCTTTATCCGTATTGCAGGAACTAACCCACGCACTGGAAGAGCTGCTGCATTTTCAGATGATCAAGTTAAGGTTGCATTAGATTGGGTAATTGCAAATAAAACTAAGTTTAATATTGTATCTGTTTCAGCATCAGTTGGAACACACTCAACACTTAGAACTGGTCCAGGATACTGTCCGATAACTGCTCTAAAGAGACCACTTGTTGCAAATATTGACAAGCTAATTGAGATGGGTGTAGCAACTATGTTTGCAAGTGGAAATGATGGAGATCCTGTTCGTGTAGATTTCCCAGCATGTATTCCGTCTGCTGTTGCGGTAAGCGCATCTGATTATAATGTTGATGACAAAGATTTCATCAATGTAAGATCAAACAGCGCAGTAGAAACAGATTTTTATGCCCTTGGAACATATAATGTTGTTGGAACTAGGGTGTCTGGAACATCAGCATCTACTGCAGCACTTTCAGCATATTGGGCTAAAAACTACAAGGGTACATATCAACAAACATATGATTACCTAAAATCACTCACTAAGCCTATTAAGAATACAAGGATCAGCTCTACACTGTTTGTAGATATTCTTAAGTAAAGGTTTTGGTCTGTAGCTCAGTTGGCAGAGCGGGGCACTGTTAATGCCCATGTCGCAAGTTCAAGTCTTGCCAGACCAGCAATGCGAAAGTAACTCAATTGGTAGAGTTTCTGCCTTCCAAGCAGAATGTTGCGAGTTCAAGTCTCGTCTTTCGCTCCAAGATTAATTAAATAATGCTATAATTGCTTTATCAACGATTAGAGGTAATTAATGGCTATAGATCGTATTCCTGGTGTTGGGCCTACCAACGCTGACATTGCTACTGCTGTAGCAGCCCCTAGTGCAGCAACCATTGCTGCAGCAGTTGCAGCACCAAGCGCAGCTACAATCGCTGCTGCGGTGGCAGCACCTTCAGCTTCAACTATTGCTACAGCGGTAGCAGCAGCGGTACCAACAACTGCTGGTATTACAAGTATTGTTCAGTCCAATGCTGGTGGAAAAACACGTAGAGCTCTGACACTTACTGGTGGGTCTTCTTGGACAGTTCCAGCGGGAGTTACTTTTATAAATGTAGTTTGTGTTGGTGGCGGTGGTGGTGGAGGTGGAGCATCTACATCCCCTTATGGTACAGCAGGATCAGGTGGTTCTGGAGGAACAACTTCTTTTACTGGAGCAAGCTCAGCTTCTGGAGGTAATGGTGGTCCTGTTGGTCAGGGAACAGACGGATCTGGTTATGGTACAAATAGTAGATCTTCTGGAACAAATGGTACAGCAAACACAGGAGAAGCAGGAAAGGGAGCATTTGTTGGTGGAAATGGTAATAATAATAATTGGATTGTTAGAGGAGCAGATGGTTCAATGGGTGCAGCAATTGCATCTACATTGGCTGTAACTCCAGGAGCTTCAATAAGTTATTCAATAGGTGGTGGTGGATCAGCTGGCGATGGTAGTAACTCTACATATGCTCGTTTTGGTGGATCAGGTGGTTCTGGTAAAATTGAGATTGAGTATTGGGTATAGGAGATACAAATGGAAAGATTGTTTGCAGTTATTGAAAATAATAAAGTTGTTAATATTGTTATTGGAATAGAAGATGAGGTAGTTGCTTCTAATCCAGGCAAGTATATTGAATATACAAACGGATGGAATTTTGAAAACGGTATTGATGGTGGAGTATTCTTCCCAGTACCAGAAGTAACAGAGGAGTAATATATGGCAATCAGTCAAATACCTGGAGTTGGACCAACCAATGCGGATATAGCAACAGCAGTGGCTGCACCAAGTGCAGCAACAATAGCTAGTACAGTCGCAGCCCAAGTAAATACTGGAAACTTAGTAAGAACACGAGTATTTACTTCAAATGGAACTTTTACAGTGCCATCAGGAGTAACAACTCTTGGAGTTTTATTGGTTGGTGGAGCAGGTGGTGGTGGCGCAGGCGGAGGTGGTGGCGCAGGAAATTCACAGTCTACTGGTCCAATTTCTAACGGATCTGCTGGTGGCACTGGAGGAACAGGTTCTGCTTCTACATTTGGAGCACTTTCTTGTACTGGTGGATTAGGTGGTAACGGTGGAGGTGGAGGCACCGCAGGTGGAGTTGGTACAGGCGCTGCTGCAACAGCTGTTGGAGGTGGTGGCGCAGGCGCAACTGGTGATCAGGGTGCTAAAGCAAATGGAATTTCTGCTACCTGGCATGCTACTAATGGAACAGTTACGTCTTCTTTAAACTCAGTTTTTGGTGCTGCTCTTTCAGTTTCACCAGGTGCTGGTGGAGGTGGAGGAGGAGGTGGTGGACACAATGCAAATACAAATGCATACCCAACTCCAGGAGGAAATGGTGCAAACACTAGTCAAGGAATAGCTTCAGGCGGCGGTGGTGGTGGCGGTGGTGGTGGAATCCACGATAACAATACTTTTGGCCCAGCAGGAACAGGAAAATCTGGCGGTACTGGAGCAAACAATGGAGCAACAGGTGGAAACACAAGTAATTCTCCATCTCTATATACAGGAGGAAATGGTGGAGCAGGTGGTGCAGGAGCAACTCCAACAATTCCTGGAACAGGCGGTGGTGGTGGAGGTGCTGGCGGAGGCGGTGGTGCTTCTACAAATGGAGCAAGCACGCAAGGAGCTGGTGGTGGCGGTGGTGGAGGCGGAGCATTTTCATCATTTGCATCATATATAGTTCAAACAACAGGTGGAACAACCTTTAACTATACTGTTGGAGCAGGAGGATCAGGAGGATCTTCTGGTTCAGGTGGAGTGTCAAATTCTAGCGGTAACTATAGGGCTGGCTCTGGAGGTGTGGGTGGATCTGGTGGTGCTGGTGGACCAGGAATTGTGATAGTTCAATGGCTTCAATAAACACAGATTCATACTTATTAGATTTTATACCATCAAGTAAAGATGGAGATGTTAATATATCAATTCTTATTGATAATTTAACTAATGAGCTTATAAAAATAAAAGATAGCAGTGAGTGAAAAGGAACATAGAAATGGCATATTGGGCAGAGATTGATGAAAACAATGTTGTTCTTCGTGTGACGATTGGTTCAGACCAAGAACAAGATGGTGGGTATCAATGGCTAGTTGATAATTTGGGAGGCACCTGGATTCAGACATACCAGGATGAAACAATCCAAGGAAAGTTTGCTAGTAAAGATGATATTTGGGACGGTACTAGTTTTACTGCACCAATAATTGAAACACCTACAGAAGAGGAAAACATATAATGGCTATTGATCGTATCCCAGGAGTTGGCCCAGCCAACTCAGATATTGCAGCAGCCGTAGCTGCCCCTTCATCTGCAACAATTGCATCAGCAGTGGCTGCTGCAGTTCCCACAATTTCTGCTATTACATCAGCAATTACAGCTAATGCTGCACCAGCAGCGACAACAGTAGCAGCAATTACTGCAGCAGGTAACTCTGCTGGTTGGGGTGCTACTGGTGGTTCAAAAAATTATGTACAAGTTTTTACATCTAACGGAACATTTACAACTCCAGCAGGAGTAACTGCAGTTACCCTATTTATGGTAGGAGGCGGTGGAGCTGGTGGATCTAATAGCGCTAGTCAGTATACATCTGGTGGCGGTGGTGGAGCAGGCGGACTATTTCATAGAACAATATCTGTAAGTGCATCAACAGGATATGCTGTTACTATTGGAGGCGGTGGAACACAGCAAACTGGAACTGGTCCAGGTGGTAATGGATCTAATACAACATTTGGAGCACTAGCTACAGCATCAGGAGGTGGTGGCGGTGGTCAAGGTCAAGGAGGATGGGGTCAAGCAGGCGGATGTGGCGGTGGAGCTGGCGCAGGACAAAATTCAAATCCTTCAGGAAGTGGTGGCGGTGGTGGAATAGGTGGTTTTGGTGGCAATGGATTTGGAGTTAGCCAAAATACAAATACTGTGCAAGGTGGAGGAAAGGGAAGTCAGGGCGGTGGTGGAGGAATTGGTATGCAATTCTCTGGCATCGGCGCAGGTGGCGCAGGAGGTGCTGGATTATTTGGAGTAGGTGGCGGTGGTGCTGGAGGATATAGTAGTCAAGTAAGTGGCGGTGCTGCAGCTGGAGGATCACATGGCGGAGGTAGCTCAGGAAACGACGCTGGTACAGCAAATACAGGAGGCGGTGGCGGTGGAGCTACTGCTTATGGTTATGGTGGAGCAGGTGGCTCAGGTCTTTGTATAGTAACATGGACAATCTAATTTTATATAGAAAAGGAGAATACTATGTCACATTGGGCAGAAATTGATGAAAATAATATTGTATTGCGTGTAACTGTTGGAGATAATAACGATCCAGCAGGCGACGAAGGTTATCAATGGCTTATTGATAATCTTGGTGGTACATGGATTAAAACAAGTTATAATTCTAGTATAAGAGGAAAATTTGCTGGTATAGGTGATACTTATGATTCTGTCAATGATAGATTCATTAGTCCACAACCATACCCATCTTGGAATCTTGATTCTAATTTTGTTTGGAAAGCTCCAGTAGAACAACCAACTGATGCTCCTTATGACTGGGATGAATCAACATTGTCATGGATTAAGCATTCAGAGTAGAATAACAAATTAATAATACCCCTGAGCATGGGTTTAAACTGCTCTATTTTTATGCTATAATATATCTAGGTCGCCTTATGGGGCCTATTAACTTATTCGCTTGAAAGGGGAATAAAATGGTAAGTACGTTCGCTATGGATCTTTTCAATGATCCTTTTTTTATTGGCTTCAATAGGGAGCTAGGTCGTTTAAGTACCGCACATAAAACAAATCTACAGTCATATCCTCCATATGATCTTCTTAAATTAGATGAAGATACATTTAGACTATCACTTGCAATTGCAGGTTTTTCAAAGGATGATATTGAAGTATCAGTAGATAACGGTACATTGATTATCAAGGGTGAAACCACAGAAGAATCAGATGCTGAATTTGTTCACAAGGGTATCGCTGGTCGTAAGTTTACACGATCATTTGCTCTTGGTGAATACATGGAAGTAACTGGAGCAGAACTTAAGGACGGTATGTTAAATATTAATGTTGACCGCATTGTTCCTGAAGAAAAGAAGCCTAAGACAATCAAAATCAAGTAGTACA